CGGCGGGTGCTTCTGCGATTGGCGACGGTGCAGCACTTTGTTCAGCCGCTCACCCATCACTTTCTGGTAACCAGACTAACGTCTTGGCAGTTGCTGCCGACCTCAACGAAACTTCGTTGGAACAGATGTTGATCGACATTGCTGGTTTGACTGATGAGCGTGGTCTAAAGATCGCTGTTCGTGGTATGAAGTTGATTATTCCGAAAGAACTGCAATTCATTGCAGAGCGGGTACTTAACTCCAATCTACGTTCCGGCACTGCCGACAACGACAACAACGCGATGAAAAACATGGGTATGATTCCAGACGGAGCCGTGGTTAACCACTTCCTGACAGACTCAGACGCCTTCTTCATCAAAACTGATGCGCCTAACGGCTTCAAATACTTCAACCGTTCGCCAATTAAAACGGCAATGGAAGGGGATTTTGATACGGGCAACATGCGCTTTAAAGCGCGTGAGCGTTATTCTTTCGGTGTATCCGATTGGCGTAGCGTGTACGGTACACCCGGCGCAGCATAAGAACAGAACCTCATTCTGTACTGCAAGGAGGGGCCTCGAAAGAGGCCCCTTTCTTTTTCTGTATTCTTACTGTATCCTGACAGTATCCCTGACAGCCGCATAGTGCGTCTGACTTAACCCAAGACAGGAGAAACAATATGGGTACTACAACTTTTTCTGGACCAATTAAGGCCGGAACCATCAAAGTAACCACGGGTACGTCCCTCGGTACAAACATCAAAAACACTGGCCAAGTGGTAATGTCTCAGACATTTGCGGCAGATTTATCAGGTGGTGCATTAGCTGCGTCTGTAACAGACGTTGTTATTCCTGCAAACTCTCAGATTATTGACTGCGTGATTGACGTTATTACAGCTTCTAGTGATGCAACTAACCTAAGTGTTGGAGATACCGTTGGCGGTGCAACATCCTTAGTTAACACCTATGCCATTGGCACGACTGCGGGTCGTAAATACCCGACTACTCAAGCTGGCGGCGCGTTAGCATGGGAAGACACCGGAACAGCAGACATCCGTTTGACTGTAACGGCCTCTGCTGCAACTACTGCTGGTGAAGTTCGCATTACTATTTTGTATGCTCAAAACAACAACCTCGCTTAATAGGAGGTTTGTATGGCTGGTTCTGATGTAAGAGCGATCCGTTTGACTGCCACCGGTTCTGCCGGTGTTGGTCCTGCGCGTATTCGTCAGGTTCAAATAAAAACAACGTCGGGTTCACCACGCATCACTTTTACCAACGGTAATGGTGGCGCAACAGTGTTGGACATGGATTTAGACGCCTCGGACACACACTCTGTAAACATTCCTGACGAAGGACTTAGAGTTAGCGACATTTATGTTTCGGTCTTTACCGCGTGTACGTCTGTGACGGTTTTCCATAGTTAGAAAGGTAAAAAAATGGCATCTGATGTAAAAGCAACCTACTTAACCGCGTCAGGAGCCGTGTTTGCTGGTCGGGCTCGTGTAAAAGCTATTCATTATCAATGTGGGTCTAGTCCCACGTTGGTTTTGAAAAATGGTTCTAGTGCTAGTGGAACTACTTTTCTAACGTTAGCTTTTGCTAACAATACGGATGATAACGTTTACGTGCCGGATGAGGGGATGCTTTTCCCTGATGGGTGCTTCGCTGTTCTGACAAACGTCACGAATGCAACGGTGTTTTATAACTGAGGTTTGGAATGGCGACTACTAAAGATGTAACTAGAACGCCTTCAGGCCGAATAAAATATAGGGGCGAAACCTTTGCCGGATTTAACAAACCAAAAAAAACTCCGGGCAAAGCAAAAAAAAGCGCCGTACTTGCTAAAAAAGGCACAGAAATTAAGCTGGTCCGCTTCGGGGACCCCAAGATGGCTATCAAAAAAGATCAGCCCAAAAACAGAAAAAGTTTCCGCGCAAGACACTCTTGTGACACGGCAAAAGACAAATTCAGCGCCAGATACTGGTCGTGCAAAGCGTGGTGATGAAGAAATGAAAATACTTGAAGTGTTGGGCAAATTAGAAAAGCATGAAGCGGAGTGCAATCTACGGTATCAACGGATCGAAGAAAAATTGTCTGAAAACAAAAGCGCGTTAAAAGCTTTTGACCTAAAGCTTTGGGGCTTGGCAGTTTTGATTTTAATTGCACCTTTTGTTGGTAAATTGATGGGATAAACACATGGCTTATTCAAAAAAGTCAAAAAAAGCGTCGTCTAAAAGTAAAGGCAGCAAAATATGCCCTGAAGGTAAAGCTTGGGCTCAACGCACTTTTGACACGTACCCTTCTGCTTACGCCAACCTTGCCGCTTCTAAATACTGTAAAGACCCTAACTACGCCAAAAAATCTAAGGGCGGAAAAAGGAAGGGCAAGTAATGGGCGATTTGAAGGATTGGGTAGATGAAGATTGGGTTAGGATTGATAGCCAAGGTAATATCGCGGGCAAATGCGGTACTTCTAAAGATAAAAAGAACCCTGATCGGTGTTTACCTCGCTCTAAAGCTCAAAGTCTTAGTAAGTCTGAGCGGGCTGCAACTGCACGTAAAAAGAAAAAAGCAGGCTCTAAAGGNAAGCAGGTTGTTTCGAACACTAAAGCGGCGAAAGTAACTCGGATGGCTTTGGGGGGTGAAGTAACAAAACCCAAGCGCAAGTTTAAGGGAAAATCTATACCCGGAACTGCCGTTGCACGAGGNTGTGGGGCAATTATGAGCGAAAGACGCAAAAGAACTAGCGGTTCGGTGACGCAATCATGACTGTAGCCTTGGAAACTTCTATAAAAACAGAAATAATGCGCTGGTCAAAAGAGGTTTTGGAGGTTCCAAGCCCGCATTTTAACGGCGTTCCTCCGTGCCCATATGCTAGGCAGGCGTGGGCCGATGAAAAGGTAGCCATTGTTTTTAAGCATGAAGAGAGTTACCAATCCTTATATTCTTGTGTGTCCCGATATGACGATAAGTTTGATTTGGCTATTTTAGTTGATTTGGTCAACGATAAACCCCCGGAAGCTTTTCATGAGTATTTAGACGATTTAAATGACTTTATTGCTACCGGTGCATTTATTGATAAAGACATATGGTTAATGGGTTTTCACCCGGACGATGACGTTAACGACTTTGTGGAAGACGTTGAGTTTGAGGCGGAGACTGAAACGCCTTATGCTATGATTTTTGTTCAGAGACTGTCTAAGCTACAGGAATCGGCAGACAAGTTGGACAAAAAGGGTTATTATGGTATCTATGACCCCGAGTATGATGCGCTCGAAATATATGCTAAACGTAAAAAACTTTACAGGAGACTGAAAAATGGCGATGAAACCTCGTAAGACAAAGAAAATGCGTAGCGGCGGTATGGTTAAGAAAATGCGCGGCGGCGGTATGGTTAAAAAAATGCGCAAAGGCGGCATGGTTAAGAAAATGCGCGGCGGTGGTGCAGTTAGGAAGAAGTAAATGACTGTTTCGGGAAGCAAAGACTTTGAACTGGATGTGGCGGACTACGTTGAAGAAGCGTTTGAGCGTTGCGGATTAGAAGTTCGAACTGGTTACGACCTTAAAACGGCCAAAAGGTCGTTAAATCTTATGCTTGCCGACTGGGCTAACCGGGGATTGAACCAGTGGACTATTAAACAGCGTACTGTAACCATGGTTCCCGGAGACGGTGATTACGACTTAGGGCAAGATGTTATCGATATCTTGTCTGTCGTGGTTAAACGTGACGGGACCGACTATTCTCTTGAACGTTTGAGCCGAGACGGCTTTTTAACGATCCCTAACAAAACCACGCAAGGGCGCGTTAATCAATTCTTCTTAGACCGTCAGATTACGCCGGTTTTAAAGCTTTGGCCTGTCCCAGACAATAGTACAGACGTTGTTTACTATGACGCGCTTACCCGCATGGATGATGCGGACATTTACACGAACACAATGGACATGCCTTTTCGGTTTTACCCGTGTTTAGCCGCGGGTTTGGCTTACTATATCGCACTTAAACGCGCACCCAATCGTATTCAGATGCTTAAAGCCGTTTACGAAGAAGAGTTTGATCGTGCCGCAACGGAAGACCGGGATCGGTCTTCTTTCAACGTCGTACCTAAGTACGAATATTACAGGGTGGGATAATGTCTAAATTCGCATCCGGTAAAAATTCATACGCTATTTCTGATCGATCCGGGCAACGGTATCGGTACGTGCTTATGCGTAAAGAATGGAACGGGTTGCTGGTTGGACCGGACGAATTTGAACCAAAACAGCCTCAATTGGGCCCTTTTCGTAAGGTTGTGGACCCAGAAGCCTTGCAAAATGCTCGGCCCGACCGAGTAGAACCCATGGATGTGTATGTTGGCGTCCCTTTAGTAGAAAACCCTAATCTTCGGCCCGCCACAGGGTTTGGGCAGGTTGGAATAGTGACGGTGGTGACATGAGCTTTACATATGCGCAGCTAAAACAAGCCGTTCAGGACTATACCGAGAACGATGAAACGACTTTTGTAAGTAATTTGCCGTTATTTATACGACAAGCGGAAGAGCGTATTCTTAAAAACGTTCAATTAAGCCTGTTTAAGAAGAATGTAAGCGGCGGCATGTCCGCGTCAAACAAGTATTTAGCTTGTCCTAGTGATTACTTATCGCCTTTTGCGCTTTCCTTTGTGGATTCGGACGGGGATCACGTGTTTTTAGACTTTAAAGACGTTGATTTTGTGCAATCGTTTAATCCCGATGCTACGACCACGGGAAAACCAAGGTATTACGCTGTTTTTGACGTAGATAACTTTATCTTAGGACCAACTCCCAATAGTTCGTATGCGGTAGAGTTACATTACTTCTATCGTCCAGCAAGTTTGACCGCAGGAGCGGATAGCGGCACGACGTGGTTAAGCGAAAACGCTCAAATGGCGCTGCTTTATGGAACTTTGATGGAGGCCTACATATTTATGAAAGGTGAAGCGGACGTTATGGCTATGTACGAAAAAAGGTTTACAGAAGCTATCAGCGGCATGAAAATGTTTGGCGAATCCAAAGAAGTCACCGATGAATATCGGACCGGCATGTTAATTAGGCCGAAACAATGAAATCTGAACTTGTAACACATAAGGAGACATAGGCATGGCCTTTTCAGGAAATTTCATGTGTACAAGCTTCAAGAAAGAAATTCTTGAGGCCGTGCATAACTTTAAAAACTCAGGTGGAAGCACTTTTAAAATTGCTCTCTACACAAATAGTGCGTCGTTTAACGCGGCAACCACCGCTTATACCACGTCTAACGAGGTATCTGGAACGGGGTACACCGCGGGCGGAAACACCTTAACGCGGGTTGATCCAACAACGTCTGGAACTACAGCTTTTACTGATTTTGCAGACACCACTTGGTCGTCTTCAACTATCACGGCTCGTGGAGCTATGATTTATAATGATTCCGCTTCAGGTAATCCGGCAGTTGTTATCTTAGACTTTGGTGCTGATAAAACATCAACGAATGGTGACTTTACAGTAGTATTCCCAACGGCAGATGCTTCTAACGCCATCATACGCATTGCGTAAGAGGTAAAATCCGATGTCAGTGATTACGGGATGGGGTCGAGGGTC